GTAGTTTCTTGCGGATTGATTTCATGTACAATAATATCAGCTTCTCTTTGTGGATCATGTACAATAATTAAAACAGATGGTTTTCTAAATCCCCAATCTATCGAAATTCGAGCAGTCATAGATTCATGATATACAAAGTCATCTATTATATGTTTTTCTGGATTGAATTCTGAATAAACTAAACCTGTTGGAGGCTTTGGCTTATTCATTACCATAGCTTCCCGCTCATCTTCAGGAAGAAGCTTAGTAGCTTCAAACCATCTTGAAGATAGATTATCTTGATTAACATAAGATGAAAACAAAAGAGGAGGATAGCCTGCCTCTTCTCCTAGCTTTACCCACCAAGCATCTACTACAGGTAGTCCTACAAGAATCATAATTGGAGATGGTCCACTTCTCAATCTTCCTAAAGCTTTATGAGCTACTTCAGCTGTTAAAGTCTGACATTCATCTATAAGAACTACTCCTGAAGTGATGTTTAAACCTTCAAGAGGATTATGTGTAGCTTCTCTTGTGCCTGGTCTAAAATATGATCTACAGTAAACACTTGATCCTGTATGCGAATCTGTCCATATTTTGTTTGTATGATTATAAACCCATCCAATAGGAACTAGCCACTTCTCGATCTCAGGAAGTAAAACAGAATTATATCTAGGAGTAGTATCTGTTATGAGTAGTGATGAAGTACCAGGTCTTATTTTAGCAATAGACCACAAAGAGAATATAAGAGCTGCAGTTTTACCTGAACCCCACCCGCACCTTGCAGCTATTACTTCTTGTTCTTTATCGATAGCTCTTATAATGCTTTTTTGTAGCTTGTTTAATTTGGGTGTATTCATATTTAAACTGCTTCAAAGAGTGATATATCATTATAGATTAAATTAAACAGACTAGATATATTATGAGCTTTGAATAGTATATTATGCCATTCTTTCATTGTATGTTCCCTGCTCCAATATCTTTGTTTTTTATCTCCAAAGTAAAACATGATTTTAGAATTAGTGAAATCATGCTTGTGTCTATTTTCATAAGTATAGAGTCCTACAATAACTAAAAACTTATGATTATAAATTTCTTTGTATACTTCAGCAGGCCCTCTATAAATTGATTGTTTAGCTAACTCTAGTCCATTCTTTGAAAAGTCATTTACTAATTTAGTTTTCATTTCGATAAAAAGTATTTCATCATCTTTATGCGGATTATGATTTGCTTTATACATGATAGCATCACATAGTCTTAGAAGAGGAGTATCTTTATCTGATTCTCTAAAAAAGAAAGCTTCTTTTTTCATAATTGGCTTTCCTTTTTTATCTCTTAATATCTTTCCATTTTCATCAAGCTCTTCATAAAATATACCTAGATCAGTTGATTTTAATACTGCTAACATCTGAAATAAAATAGCATCATGCACTCTTTGAGTTTTGATTCTACAGTTATGATTTGCAAAGTTATGAGTTTTCATGATATGTTCCTTTTACATCTCTTTTTTAAGATGTTTTTCTTTTTAAATGAGAGTGTAGTGTGTTAAGAAAAAAAGCTTGCTCTCTCACTGCAAGCTTTTTTTCTTTCTATTGATGAGTATTATCTAAATCTTCATAGATAACTTGAAATGAATCATTCAGCTCTAATTCTGTAAATTCAATTTCAACTTCATCTAGAAAAGTTCCAATATTACTATTATAAGTCCAGCTTGGATCATGAATTAGAGTATACTTACTATGATATTTTGATATATCAGCAAAATCATAATTAGGATGATCTTCATCATTTAAATCAGCTAGAATATCTTCAAGCAACTCTTTAAAATCTTCAGTATTATCTATTTCTCCACTCCAAAAAAGAGAGATAGCAGGATGAACTTCTTTAATGATATAGATTCTATCATCTGCTTTATTAAGTAGCTTATCACCAGCTTTATATTTATGTTTAAGTTTAATCGAGTATCTCATTCTCTTCTTCATCCTCATCTTCTTCTCTAGATTGCTTTAGAAATTCAATTACTTCATTTGATCCATTGGATTTATTAACATTTAATTCAAGCTCCCGCTTTAAACTCCAATCTTGAGGATACCTTCTTTCAAGTATCCAGGCTAGAGCTCTCCAATCATCATTCCCTTGTTCTTCTATCTTAGTAAGAAGTCTAGCTTCTACTTCAAATTTTGTAGCATCTATAGCAGCTTCAAATTCTGGATGCTCTTGCATCCATCTATAGAAAGTGCTCTTGTTTATTCCGACATATCCACAAGCCGCTTGTATAGTAATTCCCTTTGAAAGAATTTCTACTAAAGCATCGACTATACCAGAATTATATTTAGTTCTTTTCTTTTTAATTGTCTTTTCATGTCTTTCAGTCATGATTTAATCCCTCTTCATTTAATATATCTAATTGATGTTCTAATCCTCTTAATTCAAGCTTTAGCTTGCTTATTCTATATTCTAATGATTGCATAATTTGAGAGTCCATTCTATGAGAATAATTTCCGCTTGAATCTGATAATCTTTCTATAGTGCTTTGAACTATAGTTCTTAAGAATTGGCTTCTGCTCATGTTCTGATATTTAGCATATTGATCAATTTTATGAATCTGATCTAAAGATAAACTAATTGAGATTTGACTATACATAGACACCTTAATTCTATTCTGTTAATGTGTAATACATTATGAAAACATTATATCAAAAAGGGTATTGATATGAAAGAAGAAATGAAGTCTCAATTCGGTTTTATAGACTTAATTGATCAGATGGGAAACTCTACAAGTGTAGTTAATGCGGCTAGGGTATCATTTGGAAAAAGACATAAAGGACCTTTAACAGAACAAGATAAAAGACTTATAAAATATTTATGGAATCATAAACATACTTCTCCATTCAGGCATGTTATGTTTTCTTTTCATATTGCAGCTCCTATCTTTATTCTTAGACAATGGATGAAACACCAAGTAGGAAGTACATTTAATGAAATGTCTGGAAGATATGTAGAGTTTAAAAACTCTTTTCATTGTCCAGATAAATTTAGAGAAGCTCCTAAAGAAAGTATAAAACAAGGATCAGGAGATATACTTGATTTAGATACACAAGATAGAGCCTATAAAGCTTTTCAATTCTCGGTTAATATGTCTCATGAGGTATATAAGAATCTGCTCGAGATGGGAGTATGTAAAGAACAAGCTAGGGGAGTTCTTCCATTATCTTTATTTACTGAATGTATATGGACAGTATCTTTACAAGCTTTAATTCATTTTCTTAATCTTAGACTCGCTAAAGATGCACAAACAGAAATTAGATATTATGCTGAAGCTATTAAAGAGATTTTAGAAAAAGATGAAGATATGAAATTTATCTTAGGAGTTTGCTTAGATGATAATAAATAGATGGTTTAAACATTGGATGAGTCATAGCTTTTTACTTGCTGATATGTCAGTATGCCCAAGAGGCAAGGTAGGAGCTTTTATTATTGATTCTTCTAATAATCCAATTTCAGCGGGCTTTAATGGACCCCCTAGAAAAGCTCCTGGTTTATATTGTGCTGGAGATCATTGTAAAAGAGATCATGATAAAATTGAATCAGGAACAAGTGTAGAGGTTGGCTGTCATCATGCAGAAATGAATGCTATAGCTAACAGTGCAAAAAAAGGAATTAGCTTAAAAGAGTGTACTATGATTGTAAGTACTAATCCTTGTCTATCATGTGCTAAGATGATCCATCATGTAGGATTAGCTGCTGTAGTAGTTCCCGCAACTTCTTATTATCCTAAAATTGGACTCGAGTATTTAATTACTAATAATATTGAAGTCATTTCTATATAAACAAAAAAACCTCCTGAAAGGAGGTTTCTTTGCAAACATCACCTAAACTAAACTAAATACTAATTACAGTGAATCGAGTTACTATAACTCTAGAAATCTAAAATTCTAAAAAGTCTAATTGATTAGACTTAAAAAAGCAATAAAAATAAAAAAACTCAGTTTTTACACTGAGTTTCTTTACAGTTTTTCTCATTTAGGAGCAAGGAGGAAACTCCCGCTTCTTTTTTAACATTTTAAAATATATAAATCAATTAGTTTATCCAGCTACTAACTTGATTTCCCTTTGGTCTCCTATCAGGTCCTTTGATATGAAGAGGATTCCCAAATATATTTTGTAGTCTTGATAATGCCATAGCATTCTTATCGAGTAGCTTATTATAGATTAAATCTGGAGTCATATTAGAAGTCATAATGATGGATAATTGACCCGCTTTAAACTTTTCATAGATAATTCCAATTAGCTCTATAGTTGTATATGTAAACCACTCACTATAATTTGATCTTCCTCCTAACCCTCCAAATTCATCAAATACTAATACATCAACATTATCTAGCAGTTTATCTAAGTGACTTTCATTACTTGACCAAGACTTTTTTTCTTTCTGAAATTCATGATAGTGATGAATATATTTTACTCTATATCCATTGAGACATAGATATTTACTCATAATATAGCTAATAGTGCTCTTTCCATTCCCTGCTCCTCCATACATAAATAAACTCGCTGGAGTATTTCCTGCTGATTTCTTAGAAGTGATAATCTGATTTACTAGTTGCTCTTGTACAGATGAATCAAAGATATAGTTTTCTATAGAGCATTCATAAGCATCATTAGGAAGATGGGCCCGTTGTAGTCTTTGTAAACCTTGCTTTAAACTATGACAGTGTTTACAAGGAATTGCTATTGGATAAGAACCTGATCTTCCAGATTCATATCCTGCATGACAATGGCAAGGAATATCACCTGCTACTAAATATCTTTTTTCTCCTCTCAAAATTAAATCCATCTTATGAAGATGATCAGGAGATAGTGAAGAGTAATCATAGTAAACAGGTCTTGAATTATCTTCTGGTATACTTGCTTTGATTGATAGAAGAAGTTCTTCTAAATGACTAAAGTTTATTTTCTGCATTCTCTTCTCCATTCTGTATCTTTAAATAAGTTAGCTTTTGTGATGGGTAAACCTACATAGTTAAATCTTGCTAAGATTTCTCTTTCTTTTTCTTCTGCTCCTAAGCTGCTTAAATGTACCCATCTAGGGAAAGCTTTATTTCTTTCTAAGAAACTCCACTTTTCTTCTTTTATGTAGCTTCTAGCATGATCTATATCGACATTATACAACTGCAGATATAACTCTCTATATTCATCATATGAATTTGCTTGCTGATCAAGATTCTGATTATTGTTTATATTGTTTATATTGTTTATATTATTGTTATATATTGTATTGTAGCTCATTTTGAACCTATCCTTAGGTTCATTTTGAACTGTACTAGAGTTCATTTTGAACTTAACCTTAGGTTCATTTTGAGCTAAGCTCATTTTGAGCTTAGGTTCATTTTGAGCTAAGCTCATTTTGAACTCATCTATATTTACTGTAATTGTTGTTGGAGTATTCTTAGCAGCTTTTCTTATAGTCTCTCTTTGAATCCAATTTATTTCTTCGAGTTCACATAGACTTCTTTTAATAGTAGATATAGATATAGTTTTAATTTGGTCTTTTAAATACTGTTGAGTAATAACTGCTCTCCAGGTATCCCAAGAAACTTTCCTTAATATAGTAAGCATAATAATCTTACTGTTTGATCCGACTTTATCAGAAGTTAAAATAATATCTCTAAGTTCAAATTCTTTCATTCTTTCCTCCTTTGAATGATTAAGATATATTGTATATATAAAATAAGTTTTAATCAATTACAATCTTTTTTTAGTTTTTTAAAAATAATATTTGACATAGTAAACATATTTCTTTAGAGTCAACTTATCAAATAAGCTTTTCATTCAAAGGAGGAAAGAATGAAACAATTAAAAGAAAGCACTATCAGAAGTTATTCAGTAAAGCAGCTTGCTAAGCATGCTGATAGATACCAGGACTATTTAAACACTGATCTTTATAGATTCGATTTTAGCTATGGATGCATTTATGATCGACAAAAGAATCAATCATCAATTATCTATACTCCCTTTATGTCTATGTATGATTCAGAATATAATAAAATGATGATGCAACATGTATTAAATAGCTTGTATTCTTTGGAGTCCAAATAATGAATAAATTACAGATGAGAGTAAAATCAGCTTTAGCAGCTAAAGGATTAAAACAATCAGATTTAGCTAATTTGATGAATATATCATCATCCGCTTTATCAATTACTCTATCTAGTAATATGAGTATGAAGAAAGCTTTATTACTAGCTGATTCACTCAACTATCTTACTAATGAAACTTTAACTCTAGATGACTTCAGGAGAGATCAATCATGTTAGAATTATTCTTTTTTACTTCTATTCTTGCTCTTATCATTGCTTTTTACAAAGTAGAAGATAATCCAATCATCATTTCTAAGCATACTAAATATCTTAATATAGATATGGTTTGCTCTATACTTCAATCAATTAAACACTTTGAGGAGGTTTATCAAAATAACATTCAATTCTTGCTTAATTCTTCAGTAGTCACAAAAGAAGATATTGAGAATTATGCAGACAATCTTTTATTTCAGCTTGGAGAGTTTCCAGCAGATACTTTAAAGATTGATAATAGAGACTTTGCAAGGCTAGTTACTTTGCATATGGATCTTTTACAAGGTGCTTCTGATAGTGAGATTAGAAGCTTCATTAAAACAATTTACTAACATTACACACTACACACTACACTTTTAAGGAAAACATCATGTTGACTCAAGAACAATTACAAAATTTATCAGCTCTTTCTAATAGCCAATTTGATTTTAATAATAATCGAATTGCTTATGAAACATTTGGTCATCACTTTAATTATAATATTGCTGTAACTCTTGCTAATACTTATGTAATTAAGGGGAAGCCTGCTATGAATGCTGACTCTATGGCGGGAGCAGTAAGAAGATATAAAGATTCCAATGGAGTTTTAATCTGTGGATATATTCGAATTATTAAATTAACAGATGATGAATGTATATTGGGTACTAAAAGAAGAGATGAATTAGATTTTACTGATCTTCCAGAGCATACTTTTTCATTTACTGCTCAAGATGCTCAAGACAGAGGATTATTAAACCAAAGAGCATGGAAAACAATGAGAAAAACTATGCTCCATAAAAGATGTTTAACAGCTCTTTTAAGATGCTTCTATCCTGATATTATTGGAGTTGCTTATTCTCCTGATGAATTAGCGGAGGTTCTCATTACTAATGAAAAAGAAAGAGATGCTATAATCTATCAATCAGTAGAATCTGAAAGAGTTCCTACTACTCCTCCAGCTCCTGCTCCTGCTCCTGCTCCTGTTGCTGAAGAAGTTGAAGAAGTAATTGTTACTAAGACTCCATCTAAAGCTTCTTCTAATCCATTCCCGCGAGAATTTAAATCTGTTTCAATGACTGCTTCAGAAGCTCTTATAAAACTTGATAAGATGGATGCAGATTCTATTGATGCTTTATCTAATGAGATTAAAGAATATCTTCTTGGGTATGTTTATGATGCTAATCCTATTGAGCAT